CAGGCAAACGTAAAGCAAACCCAATGTTAACAAAAAACGGTAAGCCAAGAATTAAAGGTTGGAGTCTTGGTCAATTAACAGACGCTATGGAAAAAGCACAGCGTAACAAAGATCAAGCAAAATTTAGAAAAGAGATACAAAGACGGTTTGGCTAAAAAGAAAAAACCTGACATGGTTACGGAGTTGCCAGCAAGTACTCCGTATCCTACCAATGTTGGTGCACCAGCATTTAAATTAAACAACATTGTAGAGTTTAAGCAAACACGCAGTACCAATGCTCTACATCATCTCAACTCACGTCTTGAAGAAATTAAAAAGCAATATGATGAATTAGTTGATCTAGCCACAGATACAGAATTAGTTTATAGTGCTAGATATAATTTTATTCCTATTGTGGGCAAAACATATCACTTATACAACAACGATCAAGATAACTTTTTATCTATAGTTCCACCCGAAGCAGTAAGTTGGACTTTCCTAGGTAGCTTTACCTTTACCACAGACAATATTTGGTCAAGAGTTAAGTAAGCACTTAATAGTTAACTCGGTAGTTTATAAATACACGTAGTTAATTAGAAGAGTGTGTAGGAGCATGTCATGGGCGATATCTTTGCCTTAATAGCAGAAGTAGGATTTCCAATCGTAGGGGCTTTAGCCGCAGGATACTTTGTTTTCTTAACCATGAAGTTTATCCTGGATGGTGTTATGGGTTCAGTTAAAGGTTTAACTGGAATTATTAAAGCTCTGGATAATCGTGTTAGGACAATGAATCATGATGTTATTCGCATTGATATGTTAATGTCATCAGCACTAGGTGTTAAACCTGATCTAGATCGTATTGCTCGTGCTGATGGTAAGAATGACGCTCGACGAGACTAAAATGAAAACAGGAAAAGAACAAATAGATAGACTGCCAGACGTTCCAATTTGGCACGGTGTAGATTGTGCTAAAATGTTTGCTATTGGTGTAGCACTTGGTATGTTTATTGGTTGGCTACTAGCACATTAATGGATATAGCAGAATTAATTTCCAAATATGGGTTTCCCATTGTGGCCGCTGTTGGTCTAGGCTACTTCGTCTACTACATCTGGGTATGGGCAACTAAAGAAGTACAACCTATACTTGATGAAGCACAGGTAACACTTATAGCTCTAATTGATCGTATCCGTATGTTAGACAATGATCTAATTAGACTTAATCAAAAACTCAACACAGTTCTACAGTTACGTGGTAAAGAAATCACAGAAGAAAATCGTCAAGAACTAATTGACGAACTAGAAAAACAACAAGAAGAAAAACCTAAACCCAAAGGTTTCAAATACAAATAATTATTTAGAGGTTGCTACGTAGTGACCTCGCCAATCAGCAGGACAACCTTCTGCTAATCTCTGACTCATTAAATGATAGTACTCATGTAGTTTACTACTTTGGCTAAGTTCTATTGCCAGATCTAATGCTTTGTCCCAGTCACCTGTGTAATAGTTTGTTAAAAACTGTTTGTGCTTGACAGCGTCAACTTCGCCTATAGTATATATTGTTTCGGGTTTGGTTTTTCCTTTGACTGCGATTTTGTCGAGCTCGACGAATCTATATCCTCTAGTACTGGATCTAACTGTGGATTCACCAATAATAAGTTGAACTCCATAAGACTTTGATTGGCCTTCAAGACGAGATGCGAGATTGACACTGTCACCGAGGCAGGTATAATCGAAACGCTGTTCACTGCCCATATTACCCACAACGACGACCCCGGTGTTAATACCCAAACCCATGCCAAAAGGAGGAGTGCCCTCTTTAGCCACTTCTTGGTTGAATTCGTCCAGTTGCTCAAGCATTTCCAGAGCTGTTTCAATTGCTTCATCTGCGTGTCCTTCTGTTTCTATTGGTGCGTTCCAAAACGCCATTTGGGCGTCTCCTATATACTTATCCAGCGTTCCGTTGTGTTCCAAAATACTCTTGGTCATGGCTGTCATATATCTATTCATGATTGATGTAAGTCCTTCTACATCTTCTCCGTAGTGTTCTGATATAGCAGTAAAGCCACGGACATCCGTGAACATGATTGTCAGTGGTTGTTTAGTTCCGCCTAGTCTTAATAAGTCTGGATTCTTCTGTAGTTTAGCAACTAGGTCAGGTGATAGGTATGTGCCAAACTGTTTCTTGATCTGTTGCTTCTGTAAGAACTCAGAAACAAACTTAATGCCATAAGCGTGTAATAGAATTATAGTAAGTCCACCTAGTAACAGTGTAGCATCAAACAGATACAAATAACTAGCATAAGCCCACTGTGTCGCTGGCACAATGGTCGCTAGTGCAACGATGCCTAGACCTAAGCCCACATATACCCAACGTGTTAAAAACAACAGCAGTATGCTTGTTAAAATTAATGTTAGTAGTTCAGCACCTGGTGCCCAGTCTGGACGTTGTATATTTGTTCCACTTGCTAGTGTAGCAATAATACTGGCTTGCATG